CCTTTAATACCTGAATTGTTATTTTTTTGTTTTAACCTGTTTTGTCCATTTTCTGATTTTGATGCTTCACGCAAATTTATAATTCTATTGTCATTTCTAATTTGATTTATATGATCTAACATTTGAGGAAAATAACCATAAATGTAAAACCATGCTAAACGATGAGCAAGATACATTTTTTTATCAATTTGAAAACTCAAATATCCATCCACACGCTGTGAACCTGCTATATTTCCAATTTTAACAATTTTTGCAATAGATTTTTTCCAAACAAAAACACCTGTATTTGAATCGTATTCAACAACTTCTTTTAATCGTTCTTGTGTTAAACTTTTATTAGCCATTTTAACTCCTTCACAGTTATTGGTTAGAAGCCTTCATTGTTCTTGAAAAACATGAGGGCTTTGTTATTTTAACTCAATTTTTATCAATCCACAAATATCTTTATGTATTTCTATTGTTATCTTTGTAAAGCATCTGTCATCCATCTCCAACGCTAAACACATCCCATCTAGCCCACTTTTAATGCTTGCTAACATATTATCCAAGTCCATCCATCGTCTGTTCGGTTTGTAAAAGACAATACTTAGCTCTGAGTAATCACCTTTTGGTATATTAGCCTCTTTTGTAATCCAATAGCAAATATCTTTGTAAATAGCCTTCTTCTTAGCTTTTTCGTGATAATGACAATTAACATTAGGGTTAAGTTCTCGTGGATACCAAGGAAAGGTGATCATAATAGAGCCAATGTCTTTTCTAATAATTCTTCTTCAGTCGTTTGATACAACCTCTCAAATGCTTTTCTGCCAAGGCCATGCACTCCAGTATTACTTCCTCGATGATGGATTGGGCATAAACCTATTACAGGTGCAGTATCTCGTTTGCCAGCCCTTCTCAAATGATGGATTTCAGTTGGAGTATCTTCAATCTTTAAGACAAAACGACATAAACTGCAACCTAATCGTGCAATTTTGTCGTAATGTTGTCTCTGTGCTTTAGTCATTGGCTAATTCGTGAGCAAAATCCTCTAATTTCTGTGCTTGATCTGTAATATCGACTGCTATTTGATACGCTGCAACATGATCGTGTTGGTTACAAGCCTCTGCATAGTTCTTAATTAAGTGTTGCAATATCAAAAATGGATGGTCAATCATAACATTCCCTTCCTTCTGTTAGCTGAAAGTGTCTGAAACATATCAAATATTCTTGCCTGTGAATTGCGTTCGTTGTCTAATATTTTATAATCTTCAAGAGCCTGTATCCATTCCTTGACTGCAATATCGTATGAAACGCTCGCTATGGCTTTTTCTTGTCTCTCTGCTACTGTACCCTCAGACTTCAAAAATTCATGAGCCTTGGCTTGTTTCATGGCTTCCTTGAGGTATTCAAGATGACTATATAGTTTCCCATGTTTAATATCTGTATCTGCTAGGTTATTAAATGCTTCTGAAATATCATCTTCATCTAAATTATTAAAGTCCACCAGGCTTCCCCTTTTTTAACATTTCTAACATCGTTTTAAACTGTTCTCTAACTTCTTTTTTTGCATACTGCTTTTCAATGTTTACATCCAGTCTGGTGTTCAACTCACCTAAGATGGCCTTTGAAGTCTTGTAGTTTGTCGCATCCCATAAGTGTTCTAATCCTAAATCCTTTAAACCAGTTTTTAAAGTTAAGTTTGCTCTATCGTCAAATGAACCCTCAAAGAATAGTTCTGGTCTCAAAGACATATCCAAGAAGTTCACCAAATCTTTGTTTTTATCAATCTGTAAAGTAATGTAGTCATTCTTATTGGGCTTTGATCCGTAGTGAAATCTACAGTAGAACGCACCAGTTCCATCTGTACCTAGTCCCATTGATGCTTGTAGCTTACAACCATAAGCGTTACAGAAATAACTCTTTTTCTCTTGCAAAACTGGTTTATCAAGTTTAATTCTCATATTTTCTTTCTATAATTTTCGTAAAGTTTGTCGGTTTAATCATCCACTCTAAGTCAGCTAGGAAAGGTTTTCTGTCTCCAGATACGACTTTACCTGTCAGAAACTTTGATCCTTTAACAAATTTAAAAAAATCGTTTCTAAACCAATCTAGTCCATCTTCTGTGTCTTTGCATTCAAACTCTACAAACATTTGTCTCCATCGTTGTTTTAGATAACCCTCTCTAGTTTTATTCCAACTAACAACTCTTGGTAATTCAGGTAAGACTTCATGATAGATATTAATAATCTCAGAATGAGGACATGGGGGAATCTTAGATTCCACTAATATAGTCTTTGATTTATCTTCTCTTATCTCCTCTTCTCTTATCTTCTCTTCTCTATCTAACGATTCGTGTAATGGTTCAGCGTTACTTATAGCGTTACATTCATCGTTACTTATCTTGTTTTTACGATGCTTTGATACCCTTTTAGCTGTTAAAGCCCTATCTTTAGCAGTTTGACTGTTATGTCGGTCATAGTTAGGTAGATATAAATTTGTATCATCTTTTTCCATCCAACCAGCTTTTAACATAGCATTACAGAACCCTTTGATACCACAGTAACGATCAAGTAACGATTCTGTAACGCTTGGTGTAACGCCATTTACTGTATTTAAATCAAACCATGACCAAACACGACAACACTTTCCAACAACAGAATCAGGATCAATATTCAATTCTTCAGCTATCTCAAATATCTCTAGCTTGTCAAAAATATGAGTTTCAAGTTTTATCCAAGACATATCTCACTCCTTGTTAAATACATCTGGTCTAAGCATTTCCCTAGTAACTCGGTTGTTTGATAGCCTCTCAATTTCCTTAATATACTTAAATGGGATATGGGTTTGTCCCCATAGCACAACAGTATTAGGTCTTAGTTCTAAAGCCTCAGCCAAGTTCCTTAGTGAGCCAAATTCAATCTTTAATAAATCCATTGGGTTCATAATTAATTCCTTTCTTTTGTAGACTATACTATACTTACTGAATGTTTGTATATATTTTTCGTATTAGGGAAATCCCCTATAAAAATATTTGAAAATATTTGAAAAAAGTGTTGATTTATGAGAATAGATAGAATAATATCTAGGTATGCAGTAAATTTAAATGAAACGAAAGGGAAATGAGATGAGAGAATTTATAGAGGCACTAGTAGGATTTGCAGTAATGTTTGGCCCTGCACTAACAATCTGGTTACTGCAAGGAGTTAAATAATGACTACCTTATGGATTGACCCACTATCTGACGATGGTCAAGAACTCATTGATGATCGTATCAACGAACTTATCAAAACTACATACAAACCAGCTAATTTAATTACTGAGGCTGTTTCTGAGTTTACAGTTAAAGAAAATCAACAAGTAGCTGACTATGTAAACGAAAACGATATGACAGGTCTAGGCAATTACATTTACTTAAAAACCTACGACTTTGCTTATGAATTAGCTACAAAACAAGCCGAACACGAATTTAACAATGGAGAATTAAACGATGAGTAAATACCTAGAATTACGCAAGATTAACATTAATGAGCATACAGAAAAAAAGGGTAAATTTACCTACCTTTCGTGGGCTTGGGCAGTAGATCAGTTACTTCAACTAGACCCATTAGCTACTTGGACTTACGATCAACCAATGGCTTTTGGTGATACTTTGATGGTATTTTGCACAGTTGAGGCATTTGGTAAGAAGATGACTGCACAGTTACCAGTTATGAATAATCAGAATAAATCGATGTCTAACCCTGATAGTTTTGCAGTAAATACAGCTATGCAACGATGTCTAGCCAAGGCAATAGCGTTACATGGTCTTGGTCTTTATATCTACGCTGGAGAAGATATACCAAGTGATTCTATTGATGAGGAAACACCTGATTTAACTGATTTATGTACTAACTGGTGCGACATGATAGGTGAGTGCTTAGATATGGATACGCTTAAAGCTGCATACGGACAAGCATATAAAGAACTGAGTAAGGATAAAGTAGCAATAGATCGTATTTCCAAGGCCAAGGATAAAAGAAAGGCAGAACTTGTATGACAATAAGTGAGCAAATAGAGTCTTTATTATCCAAGCAAAAAGAAATAGACTATATCTTGGTTACTGAAACAATTAAAGAGTATTTAGTTACATGGCCTAAAAATGTCGATTCGCAATTATGGAATCATCGTCTTGAATCTTTACTGAGAAAAATAGATGAAAAATTTGAAAGAACACAGAAGTGATAATCATTTTACGCAAGAAGAAGTCGCTTATATCTTGCAAATACCAAGGTTCAAAGTAGAACAAATAGAAAGAATGGCACTTAGAAAACTAGCTTTTATCATTAAACGAAAGTATAAAAAGGAGGATGTGTTATGAGTCGAGAGTTCTTTTGGTCAATTATTATAGGTATTTTACTCTGTGGATTTGTCATTTATTTAACTGAATTAGGTAGAAAATCCGAGGTAAATTGTGCAATGTTAATGGGAGGTTGGCATCCTGATTTACCTAAAAAATATCAAGAAATGTGTATTGCTGCTAAACAGGAAAGGAACGACAGATGAAACCAGTAGCTTATATATCTCCAAATGGCATCTTATATAAAGAATTACCACCTGATTCTATGTTGGAATTAACACCTTTGTATGCAATGCGTGAACTAACGGATAGGGAAATTGCATCTATTTGTAAAGAACATTTAGCACCTAAAAATTGTGATATTTATACATTTGCAAGAGCAGTATTACAGAGAGCAAGTGAACAATGAGTTTTATTGTTGCATCATTACCCCCACTTAAATGCTTTGTTCGTAAAGAATACTTATATAACTTTACTAAAGGTCATGGGGAACTAGAATCTTGCGTTTGGATTAGTTTAAAGGCTCTTAGAGGACAAGTATTTCGTATTGAAAGCCTATTACCTAACTATGGTGCTTTGTACGACAAACTACCTATTAGTGCGTATGTATGGAAAGAAAATCATGGTGACTTACCTATTAATTTCTTACAGTTATGGGATTGCATGGGTTACAGATTTACGATAGTTGAAAAGATTGCACTTCGTAACTTAGGAGTCAAGTTTTTAGGTAAAGATAAACAATGGCATTTTGGTAATTACTTGTTTACAGTTGATTTCTGTGCAGATGGTGACTTAGATACAACTTTTACAGAACAAGCTGAAGAACATAAGTCTTTTAACTTTATTCAATTAGAAAATGGGCAATTTGCTTGTCAACCTAATAATCGTTGTTTATGGTATGACCAAAGTTTGATACCTAATGAAGTCAAGTTTCCTGATTTTCATGCTGCACAACATAGATGGTCAGTAGATGGTACAAGAAAATGGACAACAAGTAACGATTGGTTTTATACAACAGAGGAAAAAAATGACTGAATCATTAATATATAGAGAAGTAGAACAAGGTAGCGACGCCTGGCTAGAAATTCGTAGGGGCAAGGTGACAGCTAGTCGAGTAGCAGATGTAATGGCTAAAACAAAGACAGGTGTATCAACTAGTCGTGCTAATTATCTTATTGAGTTGGCCTTGCAAAGGGTTACAGGGGTTATAGAGCCTTCTTACACCTCAGAAATAATGCAAAGAGGTATTGATGAAGAACCTAGAGCGAGGGCAGCTTATGAAGTCCAAAGTAACAATTTTGTTGATCAAGTTGCTTTTATAGACCACCCAACAATAAAGGGTTTTGGTTGTAGTCCAGACGGATTAATAAATACAGATGGCATTGTTGAAATCAAGAACCCAAACAGTAGTACGCATTGGGCAACAATTAAGGCTAACGAAATACCAAATAAATATTACATTCAAATGATGGCACAGTTAAGTTGCACAGGTCGTGAATGGAATGATTATGTTAGCTTTGATAGCAGATTTCCTGATCGTAGTCAGCTATTTGTAAAGCGTTTACATAGGGATGATAAGTATATTGCTGAAATGGAAAATGAAATTATAAAGTTTTTAGATGAAGTTAATAGTGAAGTTGAATTGATAATGAAAGGTAAATCATGATTACAAAAGAACTTTTGCATAGTTTATTTGAGTATAAAAATGGCATTTTATATTCAAAAATTGATAGATTTAAAACCTGTATAAGAATAGGTAGCCCAGTAGGTAACATTTGCTCAAAAGGTTATGTAAGAACTTGCATAAATTATAAAATTTACAAAGTACATCGTTTAATTTTTATGATGTTTTATGGTTATATGCCAATTGAACTTGACCATATAAATGGAATAAAAACAGATAATCGAATTGAAAATTTGCGAGAAGTTACGCATAGTGAAAATCAATGGAATAAAACTAAAACAAAAAGAAATACTAGTGGGTTTAAAGGTATTACTTTAGAAAATGGTAGATGGAGAGTAAGAATAGGTTTAAACAGAAAAAATATAAATATAGGAGTTTTTGATGACATAGAACTAGCAGAATTAGTAGCAGTAGAAGCAAGAAATAAATATCATGGCAATTTTGCCAAACATCAATAAAGGAGAATTATCATCGCAATCAAATATTACATCAAAGCAGCAGTATCTGAGTATCAAGATAAAGAGGGCAATACTAAGAAGAAGTATCAAAGTATAGGAATCATCTTAGAGACTAAAAATGGGCTTATGTTGAAGTTAGAGACTATCCCTTTATTCTCTCTTAAAGATGGTTGTTTAATCGCTTATTTGAACGATCCTGAACCTGTTAAAGACCCATTTCCTAAATCTTTAGCTGACATCCCAGACGACGCACCATTTTGAGGACAACTATGTTTACAGAAAGACAAAAAGCACAGTTAAAGGCTGCAGCTAGACCTAGATTAATTAATGGAGTAGAAAACCCTGATATGAGCAAACCGAATTATGCTCTTGAGGATGTTATTAATCAAATTAAACTAGAGAACAGTAGAGCATTTATGGAGGAATACGACTTAAAGAATCGTGTATTTTTTCATAAGCCTAAGAACTTAAAACCTGATGAATATTTAGCTTTTTATGAGGAGAATATATGAAACAGTACGAATTAGTTATCCAAGCACTACATAAATGGATTAGTCCTTTAGATGCACTACATAAAGCTGGGACTATGAAGTTATCAACTAGAGTCGGTGAACTAAGAGCCAAAGGTTACATTATTGAAGATCGTTGGCACGAAAGTCGCAAGTATAAAATGTATAGATTGGTAAAGAAACCATGACACCATATACAACTAAAACAGGCTTACAAATAGGTATTAATTATCAACCAAGACCTTATATTGAAACAGATAAAGATATGCTTAGACTTCAAGCCTCACTACTGTATAAGCGTGTCCCTTTTTTGTCGATGATTAAGGCTTGTTTTCTTGGTAAGTTATGAATTGAGTTTGGGATGCTTATATGTGTCCATCTGTCAAACTCTCTGATTATTTGATCAAAGTTAAGGTCAGATGCAATAATGGCCTTAACTACTTCATCAGGAGTCATTCCTACAACTCTTAAGTCTGCAGCACAACCAATCCTATGCTGACTAGAGTCTTTAGAACCCACAGCATCATTAACCAGTTTAGAACGGAAAGCACTATTAATAAAAATGGGTTTGCCCAATAGCGTTCTAACTTGTTCAAGAAACTCTGCCAAGCGTGTAAGATTACTGAGTTCAACATCGTTTGGACTATTGTCAAATTCACGATGATCTGTATGCGTAAGTTCTTCAAGTGAAAAATTCTCCGTTAAATTCATTTCTTACCCTTCATGTCCATGATTTTTTCTAGCGTTCTACCACCAAAATAGAATGACATAATCAGCATCCCCCATTGACCAAGGAGTTCTACATAATTGTTATTTACTTCAATATCCCATGCACTCATCATGCCAAAGACTGTATAGGTCACTAGAATGAATATAAGCGTCATAGGGCGAATGTTTTTAGATAGCCAAGAGTCTGACATCATATCTGCTTGTTGTCGCTTGGTGAGTTCTTGTTGCTCGTTCATATCTGCTTGTAATTGAGCCAACTCTCCGTTTTTTTGCATCTCTAACAGTTTTATTTGAGCCTCTTGCTTGGCTTGTGGGTCTGGTACGAACTTATCAACAAGTTTCATCCCTACAGTCAAAATATCGTCTATTCCAAACATATTAGTCTTTCTTTTTGTTGATTAAGTCAAACAAAGATTTAACTTTCTCCTCTAATACACTAATTTGATTGTGCATTTTTGCTAATACTATGACTAAAGTCACGAATCCAATAAGTAGACTAGACAACTTACTAATCGTGTCTAGTAAGTCCATTATTTAGTCGTTAGAAAATGAGAAATAAACCCTACAAAAGAACTAATAGCTGAGACAACCATCATCCCAGCCCATAAGCCACCTTTAGACTTGTTAGCCATTTCTAATAGTGTTTTGACATCATCACGCAATTCAGAGACTTCTCGTTCCATAGTCTCTAACTTTTGCCACATAACACCAACTTTTATAGGGTCAATCTCTGCCATTATTTGCTCTCTAAAGAATCCTTCAGTTTCTTAATAAAATGCTCTTTACCACCATTTAACTGTATTAATTGAAATTGTGTACTACCAATCTTTTGATCTAAATTGACACAATGAGAAAATAATTCTTGTTGTTCAGGTGTTAAATCTTCAAAATCGTAAGATACATCATCAATCGTTATTTGAGTTTTTTTCTTGTCTTGACTCATTTAATACTCCTAGGTTGGTTAAAAATCTATGCACTCCAAGGGACACCACTTGAAACAACAGGATTCTTTAATGCCTCGATCTGCTGTGCTAATGATGCCTCTGTTGCATCTTTGTCTACTCCACTAGCCCATATCCAATCCAATACTTCTTGCATTGTTACATCTGCATAAGGTACGCTAGGTGTACTATCTGACCATGAACAAGTTGAGTATGTAGATGTTGTGTATTCGCCATCGACTGCATTGCATTGCCAATGAGCAGTAGTTATAAAACCATTTGCAGTTTCATAATTTGTTTGTGATACATTCCATGTAAAAGTTGCCATTATTTATTCTCCAAAGTTGTGATGCGTTGTCTTAAAGATTGTATTTCAGCAACAAGGTCTGCAATTACCTCAGAGGTGCTTGCTTGCATAGATTGATATTCTGGCTTTCCATTAGCATCAACACCATCTTTTATACCTGTTACGCTGTTTGCATAAACTTCTTGAAACTTGTGAGCCAAGAAACCACGAGTGCGTAAGCCATTAGAATTCCAAGTGTACTCAATAGGCTCAAGAGCATCAATTCGTTCGCCTTGTCCTGTTACAGCACCAATAACAGTTTTTAATCGGTAATCGGATGTTGAATTAAATGATGTAGTTGTGGTTGTAACAGTAATGTCACCCACCTCTGAACCCGAACGATAAATTCTACATACTTTGCTATCAGTGTTAGTGTTTATTATTAAAGATGAATCACTTGCTCGACTAAAGTAGCCAATTCCAAGATTACCTTGTAAACCAACACCTACAGTACTACCTGATGGTATGGTTGTACATCCCACCAACAAATTACCACTAGAGTCTATTCGCATCCGTTCTGTAAAAGATACTGCACTTCCTGCCGAACTTGAGCCTGCCGTAGACCAAACATGGTTACCAGTATATTGTGCATATTCAGTTGCATATCCAGCACTAATTCTTTTTAAAGAACCATCATAATAATAATTATTACCAATATACCAATCATCAGATGCTGAGTTTGCCCACCAAACACCTGTTTTTCCAATTTGAAGTGCTTTATATGCAGCTTGCCAAGCACTAGGAGTAACTCCTATACCTACATTTCCATTACCTGCTATTGTTACTGCGGTACTTCCTCTAGGTTTAAAACTAAATCCACCTGCTAAATCACCTGTGTATGTTGATGTAGCAGAAGTAGTAGAAAAATCTGTTGTTACACCACTTGACCATGAATTACGACCAACAGTTAAATCACCTTTTTCATTGTAATCAGCGTAATAGTTTGCTGCTGAACTATGTGCTATTCTAAATTGAGTCGTAGCAGTATTGCCAAGTTTTACTTGAACAATAGTTCCATCAAAAGTAAATCCTGCATTACCAGCTAAAGAACCTGCATTATTGTATTGAATTTCTGTAGTAGAACCACCTATTGAACCTGTAGATTTACTTGCTAATACTCGTACTACTCCTGCTGAATCTTCGTAGTAAAGTTTTCCATCGTTGGTGTTTATAGCAAGTTCGCCAGGGACAAGATTAGCTGCAGTAGGTACATTACTCGCAGTAGATGAATAATAAATAGAAATGGGCGTATAGCCTGTCTGAGCCATTAGAATGATCCTCCAAAGATGCCTGTTACGGCTGTTATAGTTCCTGCATTTGTTATGTTATTTCCACCCATTGCAAGGTTTCCTGTCATTGGTGTTTGACCATCACTTGCTACTGATCCTGTTAATGCACTTGCAATATCGTTTAATGTCGTATTTGCCCATGTTGATGATATTGTAGTACCTGTTACTACAGGATTGCCTGCAGGTAACGAATACGAACCCGATCCATTTCTACTCATTTGGAACTCCTTGCGTTTTCTGTTGTAACATCAATGCTCTTGCTAATTCTTGTTGTTTAGTTAATGGAGGCATTAATTTAGAACCTTTGCCTGCATAATAAGCTGCCTCACCCATTAATCTAGGGCTTTGTAAAGGTAATCCAAGAGCCAATGCAGGGTTAGAAAAAGCTGCACCAGCGTTTAGCACAGGCGTAATTGAACTTAAACCTCTAGGTGCTAATGAACTTAATGATTGACCAGCAAGTCCAGGCATTACTTGTTGCCCACCTTGTTGTTCTAACATTTGCATTTGATTCATTCTGTTACCATAATTAGTGTTTACATTATCTCGCATAACAGACTGTAATTTACGCATTTGTGTATCAGTTGCTGCATTTTTATTTTGACTAAATGTTTTTCTAATTTCACTAATTTGTTCAATACCATCATGGTACTTTTTCATTATTTCAGCATAAGTAGGTGCTTGTTTGTTGATTTCAGTTTTAATTGAATTATATATATCACCAACAGCACTTCTTGCACCTTTATTTTTAAAATCAATATCTTCTAAAATTCCACCAATTTTTTGCTTTAACGCATCTAATCCTTCAGGTGTATGGTATTCAATAGGGTCAAGTTTTTTCCAATCATCAATAATATCTTTAGCTTTAGTTATTTCTTCTACAGCTTTTTCATTCTTAGCTTGACCTTTAAACTTAAACATATCTTCAACATTTTGCAAAGTTTGATTGATGCCTTTAAAGTCTAAGACTGACTTATCATTCTTTATATTGACCATTCCTGATCTATATGAATTAGATAAATCTTTTCCCATTTGGTTTAAATTAGCTGATACTTTGTCTAATATGTCTGTAGGATCAACTTTTTTGCGTAAGTTTTCTAAGAACATTTGACCTGATGCACCACCTTCTTGACCTGATTTAAAGGCTTGTTTTATAGGTTCTGCACCTGTTCCTGTAGTTAATCCTAATATTGTTGGTGTAATTGCTTTTATGGTTGAACCAAGTAAAGGAAATGCACCACTAATGCCACCACCAATTAATGATGGTAATGTGCGTTCTTCTGCTGTGCCTGGTGTTGTAGCACCAGCCAATGCACCACCAGCTAATGTTTCAGCACCTACACGACCAGCTAAATTTGCAGGAAGTGCAGCCCTTAATCCTTTTGCTAGAGCAGACCCTGGCAATAAATAAGAACCAATTTGACCACCTGTTGCACTTATAGGCTCAACTTCTTTAGCTTTTTGAACTACATTCTGTCCAAAATCTACCATCTTTTGCCCTGTTTCAGGCATACCTAATTGAGTTAATGCACCTAAACCTTTAACAGTTTCACCTACGGCACTTGCTAAAGGAACTCCAGCTAATGTAGCCAACATAGGATTTTTAATCTTTGGCATGTCATAGCCACCAATAGACACAGTTCCCTCATTCTTGGGCTTAAAATTAGCTTTAAAGTGTGCTAATGCTTCAGCCTCAGTACCTTTACCTTCAACTTCGTAAACTTTGCCATCAGGTGCAGTAATTTCATAAATAGGCATTATTTTTTCTCCCTAATGCTAAATCCATCACTTGTAGTCGGTGCATTTCTAGGATTTGCTTCTACAGTTGTTGCACCATACCAATTAGGATTACCATATTTTTCATTAGTATTTCTAATCTTGCGTTCTAACATTCTATTAGTGTTGTCAATCCAATCTTTTAGTGCATCTGCATCACCATAGCCAGGGAATGTACTCTTAGCTTGAGAAATGTCTTTATCAGATGCGGGCCCAGGCGGTAAGTTTTGTAATGTTTGTTGAACTGCACTTGCGTTAATCTTAACTTGTGCTTTTAGTGCATCTAAACCTAGTTGTTTAGCAATATACCCTCTTGCACCACCTTGCGTTACATCGCCTAACAAAGATGCTTGTTTCTTAATATCAACAGGTGTTATTTCTGATAAGCCTTCTCGTAAATCGTTTGCTGCTCTTACAATTTCACGATCTTTAGCCACTTCTGTGTGATTAATTGCTGCACCATTTGGAGTAACCCAATCACCTTTTTTGTTATATCCACCTTGAGGATTAACTACACCACTTAAATCAATTTTCATGCGTTTTCTATTAGCATCTCTTTCCATGTAATCATCAATTTCTTTTCTTTGATTACTAGTCCATTTTGATGGGTCTTTTCCAAATCCTAAGAAATCAGCAGCTTCAGCTAAATTACCTGTTACAACATTTTCTTTAGGTACTGTAAAAACAGGCTTAACCCCTGATGGAGTTTCTTGAACTAATGATGCACCTGGTGCTACAGAATGAAATACAGGTTTTGCATTTAATTGAGCAAGAATAGTAGGTGCTAATGACTGCCCACCTGTGCTTTGTGCATTTAACGATTTCAATAAAGCACTCATCTTGTCTGGTGCTACGGCTGCTTTATTAAATGGTAAAACATTACCTTCTTCATCGCCTAATGTTGAACCTTCTCTAACCATTTCAGGTTGTCCGTACATTGTTTCAAGAATGTCTTTAGTTTCAGTTACATTTTGTCCACGAATAAGATTAGCCAACTTGGCTTGCTTACTTTCGACATCTTCCCCTGCTTGTCTACCCATATAAGCATTAGCTAAAGGTGCTAACTGTTGTATTATGCTAGGTGCAACATAACGACCACTTACCATTTGTCCTTGTGGTTGTTCTAATGCCCTTGATTGCAATAAATCTGCAAGTTTCTTCTGTCTTTCAAGAGCCAATATCTCAGGTGCATTTTGATCAAGATAGGGAGATTGTGCCATTATGCTGTCCTCAATAGTTTTACTAGTGCATTTGTATCTTGCACAGGTGATGCTTGTTGTCCAAAGTTAAATGGATTCTTTTGATTGTAAATAGATGGAGTCATTGTTTGAGGCATTTGTGTACCTCTTAGAATATTTGCCATGTTTGATTGTTGTTGTGATGCTTGTGCGTTCTGTAAAGGTGTTCGTGTTAATGCTTGTGCTGCTCTTTGTTGTGGAGTAAGTAATTTTCTAACAGTATTCGCTGCTTTTAAAGTCTTGTATATATCTTTAAGACTTGGATTAAGTGAGTCAGCTAAACTTCCTGTTGGGTCTAGTTCTGGCGATACATCTTCTATAGGTGTTTCAGGACTAAAATCATATACAGGTGCAGGTTCAAAAGGAGTAGGATAACTAGTAGGATCAAGTTCAGGTGAAACTTGTTCTACAGGAACTTCGGGACTAAAATCATATGTAGGTGTTGGGTTATAAGGTGAAAAACTACCTGTAGGATCAAGTTCAGGTGATACATTTTGTATAGGAACTTCAGGACTAAAATCGTAAGTAGGGTAAGTAACATCATTTAATAAAGTAGCACCTACCTCTGAGGCTACACCTTCTCCAGCTAATGTTGGTAATCCTGTTTCTGATGCACTTGTAAATCCTTCTGCACCTGAAATTTGACCACCTATTGCTTGAGTAGCAGCAGCAATAGCAGCCGATTTCAATACATCTTCAGGACTTCCACCTTGTATAGCAGTATCAGCACCAGCAATTACAGGGATTAATTCAGGATTTCCAGATACAGTAGCTGCCACCATAGCAGCAATTTTTATAGGGTTTAAATTTCCTAAAGTATCATTTAACCATCCACTACCTTCACGCAATCTTGATTGATAATGTTCTTGTTCTGCAATATATTTTTGTATTTCATCTTGAGATGGTGCAACAGGCATTTCTTCTTTAACATAATTGCGAGCACCTATAGGAATATTCTCGTACCAAGGAATTGTACGACCTCCGTAATCAATAACCATTGTTATCTCCTATTATCCAGTTAGGTTTAACCTTCATCTAGAATCCTAAGAAATCTTCATAACCAGCAAACGGATATTGTGAACCAGTATATATTCCTGCTAAAGGATCAGTATTCATTCCACCTATACCTGAGCCATAAGTTGAACCAGCTAAACCAATAGATTTTAAGAAATCTTGATCACCAGTAATTGCAGGCCCTCCACCACCAAATAAAGATGACCATAATCCTGAACCACCTATTGCATCAAGTCCTTTTGATCCAAGATTATATAATCCACCTAATGCACTATTTGGTCCTGTTCCACCTAATATTGCACTTGCACCTAATCCTGTTAAACCACTTAATGTAGCTTGCTTTTGGGCTGCTTGTGCGTTTGCTCTTGCTATATCTGTAGCGTTTTGACTTGTATATGCACTTAGATAATCAGGCCCTGCAACGGTTGCTTGGTTATAAGGATTAACATAGCCTGGTGTTGTTGCTGCTCTTAATGAACCTAAAGATGAAGTAGGTAACTGATATTGAGTTAGTCCTTGACCAAAATTAGCTTGTCTTGCTGCATTATTTGCTGCTGTTCCCGATAACTGATTTGCAAATCCTTGTTGACCTAATGCGTTATTAAATGCAGTATTACCCAAATTCATGGTGTTTTGTTGTCCTAATGCTGTATTACCAAAATTCCCTGCAGCTAAATTCTGATTAAACATAGTGTTTTGAACTTGAGAACCAGCTAACTGTGCTTGATTTAATAAGTCATTCTGTTGTTGTGCTATCTGAGTTTTTGCTCGTTTATAAGCCTCAGAACCAGGCATTATTCCTTGATTAGCTAACTGTGCATCACTAGCTTCATTTTGTTGTTGAATCTGTGGATTTAAACGACTCATCAATAAACCAGTTGCTTTATCCCAACCTTCCATACCTGTACCTTGCACAGATGTTTGTAAGTTAGGTGCTTGTCCTACTCCTTGAAACTGTGGCCCTTGTCCTACCATTTGATTCTGATATTGACTTACATCAAAAGGTTGTGCAAAGTTTTGTTGTATTTGACCTGATAAGCTATTTATTGCATTTTGATAAGGTTGTGCAATAGTTTGATTTGCACTCCAAATAGGATTACCTTGAGCATCTGTACCTGTTTGTTGATACTGTAATCCACCAAAAGGAGTCTGTTGATTAACACGATTAGCAGAAGTTGCTTGTAATGCACCAGCTAAATTACCTTGAGCATTAGCTTGTGCAGCTTGTACAAAAGGATTAGAAGAATTATATTGCCCTGTCTGTGGTTGTCCAAAAGGTGTTTGACCCATAAAATTAGGTTGCACAGATTGTGTATTTACAGGTTGTCCTTGTGGTTGTTGCATTGCACCATAATTTATATCAGCTTTAGTAAAGCCTAAGTCATCCTGAGGCATTCCCATTGAATCTGTAGGGTAAGGTTCATTAAACGCAGGATCTCGAAGTTTAAATCCTTGTTGAGGCTGTTGTCCTAACCCCATTAAACCTTGACTTTGATCAAATAAACCCATAACTTTCTCTCCTCGTAAAAGAAACCAAGTTATCGGTTTTACCCATTATACTTGATTTTCTTGAAAAACTATATAACTTCCCTTTGATACCTAATTACTGTTCCTTTGGGCATAGTCAATGCTTGCTCTACTGTCCAACCAGCTTTTAACCTATCTGATATTACTTTTTTGGTACATCCTAATTTCCTAGACCAATCAGACATACACAAAGTTTCACCATTAAATTCAATTAATTTTGTTGCTCGTCTATTAACAGATTGCTCTTTTTTTGTTGCCCAACGACAATTCTCTTTACTATATCCTTGGTTATTGTCAACTCTATCTATAGATGCCATATAAAATGGAGGTTTACCCATATCCTCTATATAGTTATCTATTGATTCTAACCACCTATCACATACCTTGATGCCACGACCACCATAATTGTGATATTCCTCACTTAATAAGTCATAACATCGTTTAATCATACTTCTGTATCTTAAATACATAGATGTTTTACTTAATCCATGCGTTTTTAATCTTTTACTTGTATTAGCATCCTTCCAACAACCACAAGATACTGTTAATCCACTACGCAAATTATTAACAATTACTTCTTTTTCATTACCACAATCACATTTACATAAAACTATTTGTTTTTGTGCTTTAGTTCTTTTTTCACTTTTAGCAATTACTACATATTTACCAAATCTTTGTCCAACTACCTCAACTAATTTTGTCATCTTAATCTCCTATTAACGGATTAAGTATAACATAATTTATAGAACTCCTCCACTCTCCATGACGAAATCGGTTGATGTCCAATGTACATCTATTCCTTGACTTGCAATACTTAGATTTAACCCTGCACAGTAACCTATTCCTGTTACTCCTTGCCAATCTTTATTAAGTGTTAAATTACCACCCCAAATTGCTTGATCCCACAGACTTGTGTCCCATTTGCCTAAATTTAATGGACTAGGACTAAATTGCACAGCACCTAGATTATTCTGTTCTTGAAAGTCTGTCGATACATTGCATAAAACGCTTGGTACGCCGTTATCTGTTAAGAGCATAGGTCTTACCATTGTGAATCTTTTTTGTTGTCCTCTAGTGTCAAAATAGCTATAGGCTTGTTGTACTTGACCTGTTATATTGTTGCCATTATCTGCGTTTGTGTCCCAAAACTTACCAACATAGCCATCACCACCAAAATACATATCTTGGTTACTCATCTGAAATGTGTAAGCCTCAATACCTGTAAATCTTCCCCATGACTTTGTAATCGTGTGCATGACATATTGTTCCATGCCTGTTGTTGTAGGAATATTTAATATCAACATATTCTCACCAGCGTAATACGAAATCTGCCAATTTGGTAAGCTAGAAAATTGACTAGCTGCTTGACTTACAGCAAAATATATTTTGTCTGTTAAATTAACTCTAGGGTCTAGTCTTGATGACTGTAAAGCACTAGCTAAAGGTACAAGTCCGTCTTGAGTGAGTAGTAAAACATCACCACCCCATTTAAAAAAGCATCTTCTAGTAAATGTTTGACCTAGTTGCCATACTCCTTTTAATGCCCATGTCAATGCACTACTAGGATCAGTACCTAAATAAACAATTGTTTCACCATTACTTGTTACAAATACTGCGTAATCGTCTGCACCTTCGCCTGCATCTATTGTCCAAGTTGCCATTGCTTGTAAATAGCCACCATTTCGTGCTATTCCACCAAAATCTAATTGACTTGCTACACCACCAATGCTTTGAACAGGCATATACCAACAACTCAAAGAATTCTTTTGCGTAAAATACAGTCTGTTTTTAAAGAGGTTTACATTAATAAATGTATTTGAATTAACTCCTGTTATTCCTAAGACTGTGTAAGTTCCTACTACACTTGCATTAGCTGCAGGGGTACTTGCCATTACATAAGTAAATACTGATGCACCTGTTACTGTAATTGGAAAATTTCCGTTGTATTCGCTACTTGTAGCACCTGTAATTGTTACTTGATTACCTGTTATTAATCCATGAGGACTTGCAGTCGTAAGCGTAGCAGTAGTTCCACTCTTTGTTATTGAAGTAATTGTTTGTGCAGTTGATGTTGTAGCTACATACGACCAAAATGTTCCGTTATAAACTAGAACTGGGTCTGCACCATTACACGCAATTATAAAACTACCACCAGAGTTAGTTAAAGATACAAATTGAAGTCTATTATTAGTAAGTCCTGTAAATACGCTTGTTGCTGGACTTGTTGAGGCATCATAAATCGTTGTTGTACCTACTGCAAACAGTTTATTACCTGTAGGACTAGAGTAATTCATCAAAGTATTTACTTTGCCTGATATACCTGTTGAATACTTGGTATAACCTTTCCTAAAAGTAATGTCTGTAGGTGTAGGAAACCAGTTATTCATGGTTACAGCATCCATAGCATCCATATTAGCTAATGAATCTCTAGCGTTCCAACCACCAATAGGTGATGGAATACTAGCAGTCTTAGCCCTAAACTTTTGTGGAATCATGCTATAATACCAATATCAGGTTAAGGGGAATATTATGGAACAATGGAAGCCTATTATCGGTTTTGAATCTATTTACGAAGTTTCTGATCATGGAAATGTCCGTTCTATAAAATCAGGAAAACTTAAAAAAATTAGTCTTGATAAAACTACTAATCGTCAATTTCTTAATTTGTGGAAAAACAATAAACAAAATGTTGTAAGAATACACAAATTGGTGCTTGAGGCTTTTGTTGGTCAATGCCCAGATGGTTTGGAATGTTGTCATAATGATGGTAATTCTTTGAATAATCATCTTTCTAATTTGCGTTGGGATACTCATAAAAACAATATCCATGATCGCATTAAACATGGGACTAGCAATCGAGGAGAACGCTGTGGGACTGCTAAACTTACCCTTGAACAAGTTAGACAAATAAGAACCGATACTCGCCTTCAACGAATCATAGCATCTGAATATAATATTGCAGAAAGTATGATTAGCAGAATTAAAAATGGCGAGAGATGGCAACATGATATTTAACTCCCGTAGTTGGTATCAGGGATGTTTGCATACCCTATCAACACCTTGCTTGGATAAGGTGCAAAACTCAATGTAGCACTACCCTTATCGTTTGCTTTAGCTACGCTCAAGTACCTTTCGTAATCTTGTTGTAGGCTCGTAGTATCAAAGTTCTTAATTTGGAAGAACTTGAGTTTAGTAGCGAGAACCATGATTGTATCGTCAAGGAAAGTCGTGTCAGTATCAGCAGTAAAGCTGTTTTTAACAACTCCAGTTGAACTTTCAGCCCACCCTTTTGATCTGTATTCATATCCTAGATACTCCTGTGTGTTCATTATTGGCCATATATTGAAATATTCGCCATAGATTCGCCATCTTACCCTTGGGCCTGTCGAAATATAACCCGATTTAAGCCATTGCCATTGCTGTGCATCCTCTGGGCCGAGCATTTCCCAATGTTTGGTTTTGTCCCATTGGGTTCTATCTGTAATAGTCTCGTAATCAGTAGGTAAATCGTACTTTGTTTGACCAAATGATAAGTCAATACCAACATTAGTTGCTTGTAAAGGTTGATTAAGCGTAACAGTAGAACCAGCGACAGAAACAACATAACAATCTTGTGCTATTCCTGTGCCAGTTACTTGCCACTTATCACTTAAACCTGTTGTATTTGCAACATTTAACAGATTGTAAGAGCCATTTACACCATCGCCAGTCGTACTAATAGCTTGTGTGTAGAAACGATACTCCTTTTGCAATGCTCGCCAATCGTATTCTTTAATCAGGTTATAACCAGCACGATTCATTAAAGCTAATAACTGAATTACATCTTGCTGTGTATTGCCTGCGACAT